AGTCTATGAGCATGAATTCCAGATTTACGTCTAACCGTCATGTGGCAAATTCTCACGAATTTGAAATGGCTCGCACCGCAAATATTGAGAGTATGCGGGGAGATAATCACTGGAGCAGGCAGGAGGGTGCTGTAAGCCCCTTCATTGCGTTGAACAAAGACCCTGAGAGAGCTAAGAGGATTGGGGAGATGAATGGAAAAAGGGAGAAAGACTTGTGGGAACGAGGAGGACACAGGTGGCAAGACCCTGAGTTTATTGAACAAAAACGTCAACGAATGGTAAATGGTCAAGCAGCACTAATGGGGTCTAAAGTGAAGGGAAAGTTATGGTGGAACAACAAAGTCAAGCAAACTCGCGCACTTGAATGTCCCGGCGAAGGTTGGGTTCGCGGGAGATTACCGTTTTCAGGTCAATACAGGGGTAAATAAATGGCCAAAAGATTTAGCACAGCTCCAGTCCCTACCGGAGAAGTTGCCCGCTACAGCTCTGATCCGTTCAATCTTTCAAGCATCTACATGTTTGGAAGCTCAAGTCCATTTACGGGCGCTGGAAATTCGATATTGCGTCCGAACGATGATTTGCTGATATCCAAGGGAGGTAACCGCGCTCTCATCGTATATCAAAGGCTACTTTTTGATGAGGCAGTGCAGTCCTCCTTCAGGAAGTTGGTGCAAGAGGTAACATCACGTCCGTGGTTTTGTCAACAATACTCAGACAAACCTGGAGACTTGGCGGTTCGTGACTTTGTCGCCGAAGTATTAGAAGAAATGCCATTGGATGATATTTATATTGGCATGTCTGAAAGTTTAATTACCGGTTTCTCCGTAGGAGAAATAATGTGGAAGAAAACAAAGCGAGGTGTGATACCTTTTGATGTCCGTATGCGCGATCAACGCAGATTTGTATTCCAAGAAGAAGAGGATGCTCAAACTGGTTTTACAATGCGTTGTTTGACTTTCAATCGCATGTTTGAAGGTGTTGAGTTACCCCAGAGGAAGTTTATTGTCAACAGGTATTACGTTAGTCACAACGGTGACCCCTATGGTTCTGCCCTAGGTCGTATCCTTTACCCCTTGGTGAAGTTCAGGAGGAGAGCAATCGAGTCGTATGTTCTGTATGGAGACCGCTACGCCACCCCTACAGCTGTTGCCAAAGCACCCCTATCTGCCAGTTCCCGCGAACTAGACACTCTCTATGGTCACTTGTCAAACCTGTCTCAAGAGACTGCGATGATTCTACCAGAAGGGTACGAACTTGAGTTTGTAGTGCCATCTGGTTCCCCAGAAGTTTTCAAAAACCTAATTGACTATATCGATAAAGAGATATCACTGGTTCTGTGTGGAGAAAATGAAGCTGGGCAGGCAGAGTCTGGCTCTCGAGCATCATCCCAAGTTGCAAATACAGTAAGGGTTGTGAGAGCAAGTGAACTATCTGAGATGCTATCGCATACACTATCACAGACTTTAGTTCGTTGGATTGTAGATCTGAACTTTGGTACCGATGTTGCTGCTCCGACCCTGACTCGAGAGTTTAGAATAGAAGAGTCCCCACTCACAATGCCTGACGTATCTCTAATGATTCAATCTGGATACACTCCCCGAAAGGAATGGATTGAGAGGCATTTCCGGGTTGAGCTTGAAGAGAAGAAAGAAGGTGGGGAAGAGAGTGAAGCTGAAACTTATGACCCCCAAGAAGATAAAGATTTATTTGGTCAGGTGTTTGGTGATGAGGCTCAAGCAGGAGCAACTACTCCACCACCTGCCAATGAAGAAGCAGCCAAGGGTGAACTCGAAGCGGCTGATTCAGAATTGTCAATGCCAGAAGGTGCCACACCTGAGGAGTCTCAATCAGATGCAATCGATGAACCATCCGCAGACGATCAATTCCAGTCCATACTAGACCAACTTGATGAGCAACCTCAAACAGAACAAACACAAGAAGACGCTGAGGGGTTGGAAGATTTGGTTGGTGCAGAGGATGAAGAACCCTTAACCAAACCATTTGGTAACCAAATTATAACCGAGGATGAGGCGGTTCAAATGGACAAGGAATAGGGTAAAAAGTAAGTATGGAACACTAACTAAACGATGTTTACCTGCAAAGCAACCAACACCTTGAATGGTAGGTTTTATCTGGGGAGCCCCACCGACAGACGAGAGAGGATTGCGTAATGTTTACGAAAAAAATTCACGTTTTTCGCAGTGGAGACCAAACTTCTGCTCAAGGTGTTCAGAGAAACTTCTCAGATAAAGACCTTCAGCAAGTTGTCGACACTTACGACAGTACTATTCATGAGGCACCTCTTGTAATAGGTCACGCTGGCGATAACGACAGTCTCCCCGCGTTTGGTTGGATCCAAGGATTCAGCAAACAAGGTCATAACTTGTACGCAGATGTTGCTTTTAGTGATACTGCGAAAGACCTTGTCAAAGATGGTCACTACCGCAAGGTCTCCATTTCGTTCTATTCTCCAGATAGTTCAATCAATCCTCACAAAGGGAAATGGAGTGCTCGTCATCTTGCATTGTTGGGGGCATCCCCTCCAGCAGTGAAAGGACTAGAACCTTTTTCTTTTTCGGAAGTTGAAGGTGTCTATGATTTTGCCGTTGCTCTAGCTCCCTCAGATATCTTCAGTGACGAGCTTGGACCCACTCTAATAGTGGAAAAAAGCCCCCTTGAGATGTTGAGAGAAAAACTTGATGCTGTTCGCCAGGACGTATCGAGTGCGGTGAAAGACCTGCAAACCAGCCAACAGAACCAACCAACCGAGCAACTGGATGATGTTGCTGCTTCCTCTGTCACAGAAGAACCAGAGACAGCTCAAATGGCCAACCCTGATGCACCTCAATTTCGTGAGGGTCGTGAGGGTACTGAAATCGCTCAGCAAACGGCTGACCTAGAAGATCACTTTCCGCAAGAGGAATTTATGGACCAAGGACAAATCAGCCGGAAGCATGCGAAAGGTGCTAACGGCCAAGTTATGCAAGTTGTAGAAAATGTCTACGACGAAGCCCACAAAGAATCGACAGCTGAACGCAAAGAAGCCGCAGATCGCGGTGCTGAAGCGAAGCGTCAACGCAGTGAAGGCCGTAAGGGTGAAGCTGAAGAAACAAAAGAAATTATGAAAGCAAAAGACAAGAAATTGTCTGAAGATCACAAGGAACTTCCTGACTTCATCAAGCAAAAGATTGCTGAGAAGAAAGAGAAGATGTCCGATGATCATAGGGAGCTTCCTCCTGCACTTGCGAAACGTGCAGCTCAGGTAAAAGCCCAGGGTCACTTCAAAGAGAAAGAAGTTGATCACGCTGAAATCGGTAAGGACGATGATGCCTTAGACGAAGGTCGTTATGAGACCGCTCGTTCTGCTTCTGATGGATACGTTGATCGTGCACGCACAGGGAAACAGGGTGCAGGTGGTAATGAAGGTCGTATGAAAACTGCGAAAAACAGTGAGCAGGACTCCGATCGTATGCACACTGCTGAGTCTGATGAGCAGGAAGAGGACAGGTACAACACTGCTAAAGCATCCCCAGATACTGCCGATGGTGAAAGTCGTTGGGCAGGTCAGGAGGATGGTTACGATCAAGCAATGAATGGCGATCAGTATAACGCTGGGCTTGATGATTATCCAGAAGGCAACAAACCCAAGATGTCAACTGGCACCGATCCTTATGGTCGTGACGAATCAGCAACCAAGATGCCTACCGAATCCGAAGAGATGCCTGATGATGAAATATTTGCTGTAAGCACAGTAAATGTCATGTCAGATGGTAGCATGCGGGTTCTTCGTATCAAGTCTTCAGACGCTCGTGCCAAGTCAGTAGGTACACACAATTTACTGTATGCCGAAGGTCCTGAGGCTGATGAAATGACCGGTGAAGACGGTGTTACAACCGCTCGCAAGTCAATGAAAGGTAAGAAGATGGTTGAGCACGCTGAGTATGATCAAGGTGAAGGTGGTGGTGGTAGCCTAGATTCTCTCCGTGTTGAAATCGGCGATGGCAAAAAGTCCAAGTCACGTCAACTAACTCCTGGAGCAATGGATGACACAGACACCCCCGGCGAAATCGTTGGACCAAGTGGTGCCTACGCCGAATCTTACAAAGGAGAGAAGAAGTCAACCAGCAAGCAACTGACCCCAGGTGCAATGGATGTGACTGACGAAGCTGACCAAACTGTTGGTCCTGGTGGTGCATTCAAAGAAGCTTCTTTGGAGAAACTGCGTGAAGAAGATGGTGATGGCAAAAAGTCAAAAGCCAAGCAACTGAAGCCAGGGGGAATGAACAGGACAGATGTTCCTGACGAAGTCAGTAAGAAGAAAGGCGGTGTATTTGCTGAAGAGCATGGTGAACACAAGAGCAAAAACCCTTACACCAAGACCGGTTTCGGTTCTACCTACGAAGAAGGTGAAGGCGATAGTGGTGTTGACGAAGGTGATGAGGACTACAACGAGCAGTCTGTAGACCACGCCTGTGGCGATGGTGGCATGAACTACGGCATGTCCCCAGAAATGGATTACGGCGGTATGGGTTCAATGGGTCAAGCCAGAGCTGTGGGTTATCCACAGCAGATGTTTGACGAACTCAAGCGCCTCAAAGAGGAGCACGCTGAGCTCCAGAAGATGTACATGGAAGAGAAAATCACCTCACGTCGTAGTAAGATTTCCAACTTTGTAGAAGCTCTCTATGAAGAAGGCAGAATCACAGACGGCGTCATGCCTCAGTCTGAGCTTCAGTCTTACTGTGAAGGTCTTGAGTTTGGTACTTTAGAGTTCTCTGAGGGTGAAACCTCAGCCACCAAGTTGCTCACTCTGTTGAGCAAACTTCCCCCAATGGTTGCATTTGGTGAAGTTGCTGGTGGTACTTTCCAGTACACTGAGGAAGATTTGGATCCCCACGCAAAAGCACTACGCATGGTGGAACAGTCTGAAGGCAAAATGGATTATGTTGAAGCCCTAAAACGCAGCATGTACTCCTGATAGGTTGAATTGTGGATCTCCTCTCTTTTATTGGCCTCGCAACTAAACGAAGAGAGGAATACTTTTCTCAAGCAAAAGCACTCGCAAAAAAATACAAAGAGCAGTCTATTCTCGAACAGAGAATGGTAACAGAGTCCAAATTGCTTGTGACTGGTTTGAGAGATAAGTTAATGAGGTGGGAAGAGTACGAGAGATCATTCTTGGACAAAACTCTCACCTCCGCACTTGCTGCTTTTATTTTGGGTGTCAAAAATGACAGAACAAATGAGAAGTTAGAGAAAGTATGGCCTGTTATTGTGGGAGATATGCTTCCACCCCTTACAGAATTTTTAGCCGAGACCAAAGAATACATCGACTCAGGTGTTTTACGATTGGGTGATCAAACTTTAGACTTTGTTGATTACGACTTACTTGGTGCCATTCCTGGCGGTGTCCAAACTGAGGAAGATCTCCTATTAAACACCAACCCAGAGGAACAAGGTGCCATCGAAGCCGCAACTCGCAAAGCACAAGGAAAAACTTGGCCCTCACTATTCAATCGAGTTCTCAGGTACCTTGCCACACCCACCTTTTCTTTTTTTAGTTTAGGGGAGTATATGGTAGCTCAAGACCAAGGATTCAAAGAAATGAGGAGAGTGGCAAAACTGGATAAGAAATGTTGTGCTGACTGTAAAAACTACTCAAAACAAAGTTGGCAACCCTTCGGGGAGTTACCCATGCCAGGTAAAGGTTGTATCTGTTATGATCGTTGTCGCTGCTATGTTGAGTACAGGTAACGATAGGGGTAAATACAGGTATGGAAATCAACTATCACACACACCACATCGTCCCTACACACGCCGGTGGGACTGACGACCCCAGTAACCTGGTCAAAGTTAACGTAGCGATGCACACTTTTATGCACCGACTCCGTTTTCAAGAGACGGGAGATAATTGGGATAGGATTGCCTACCTCGCACTTGAAGGCCAAATAACTAGAGCTGAGGCAACTACTCAAGCCAGATAAGAGTTTAGACGATTAAACCCTAACCATCACTCGGAAGCCGGTAAGAAAGGAGCAGCAGCTCGAAACTTACTCGGGGTATCTGACAAAGTCAGAGAGAAAGCCCGAGAACTTGCAACTAACCTTGGTAAAATGCCTTGGTGGAACAACGGACTAAACAACAAAAGGTCTTATACGTGCCCCGGAATGGGTTACGTCTCTGGCAAACTACCGCATGGTAAACATAAGCGAACTTATACTCAATGTCCACATTGTGATATGGTTTGCAACTTGCCAAATCTGTCTCGTCATGTTTTGGCAAGACACACTTGAAGTCCACTCTATAGGATAAAATCATGAGTACAAATTCAGGGCCTGTTTTCGGCCGTCAATATATTCGTTACGCTGAAACTTTTGAAGCTGCCGTTGACACCCAAGGTGGTGTTGTTGGTGTTGTTGAAATTGGCGAACTCCGTGCAGTTTCTTATGCAACTTTTGCTGGCCCAAATTATGCTGCTGCTGGCGATGCCTTCACTGTTCAGCCAACTTCCATCGTAGGTGTCAACCAAGCCTATATGCCTACTGCTTTAGCACAACCTTACACCGCTCGTCAACTCACTGTTGCCACCAGCGGCTTACTGTTGATTGAAGTAGCTCCAGCTTCTGCCGTAATTGGATTGAACACCCCCTTACAAATCAACAACTTGGGTCAAGCTACTGCCACAGGCACACCTGTGACAATTGATGGAACAACACCTTTGACACGCGAGAACGTGACAATTGGTGGTCGTACACTGGTACTCGTTTCCTTCGCATAAGCTGCATAAGTCCCTCTCTTGGCTGTTTACTTTGTGAGCGTAAGTCCAAGGGATTGCTTTTGCAATTTTTGAAGACAATTAATTTCGGAGACCCCTCCCCATGATGAACCTCCAGCAAACCTATGCTGGTGTAGATCCAATTCTGACTACACTTGCCCAAGGTTTCATGCTTCCGGCGACCAATATCGCCAACTTTATTGCCCCCGTTGTAGATACCCCTACTCGTGCTGGACGCATTTTGCGTTTCGGTAAAGAGCAGTTTGCGATCAACGACTTTAGGCGTGCATATGGCACCAACATTCCTTACGTTCAATCACGTTATGACTCGGAGCCTTATGCGCTCGAGCAAGAAGTGGTTGCGTGGGAACTTCCTGAAGAAGTTATCGAAAACGCTGGAGAAGGGCCGGCACAAGTAGATCTCAGGGCGATTGAAACCCGCAACGCCATGTCCCGCTTGATGAACGCCTATGAGTACACCGTTTCTCAAGCCATTACCGTTACAGGTACCTACAACCCTTACGAGCCATCCTTGGGTGCTGGTACACAAACCGGTCTTGGTTTCACCAGCTGGTCTAACTTCGGTGCTGCTTATGCCACCGCCGCAGGTCCTTCCCCCTGGTCATCTTTAACTTCTAACCCAATTGAAGATGTTCTGAGTCTCAAGCGTTCAGTCGCTAACCAAATCGGCATTCGTCCTAACTCTATTGTTTTAGGAACCGCTGTATTTGACCAACTGCTGACCAACCAGGCGATTCTTGAGCGCATCAAGTACACCACAGCTGACAGCATTGACACAGACATTCTTGCCCGTTATTTCGGTCTTGAGCGTGGTCTGCGTGTGGCTGAAGGTCGTTATTTGGCCACTGATGGAAGCTTAGAGCCAGTATTCCCTGAGAATGGAATCCTGTTGTTCTACAGCCCCAACGGTCCTTCTGACTCTGTTATGCCTGCTGGTGGTGCAAACGCCGCTACTCCTGCTTTTGCTTATACATACCAGTTGACCGGCACTCCTGCCGTTCGTCCTGAGTACTACATCCGTGAGCGTCGCGTTGTTCGTGCAGAAATCACTGTAGAGCGTGTTGTTAACTTGGTGGGCCTTGGCGCCACCGGTCTTATCGGTTCTGGCGCAATGATCACCGACATTCTGTCCTGATCGGACACTAAGGAGGTATTATTATGGCTATTCTAAGACCAATCACAAAAGCACAGTACGAGGTTTCCTTTACTGCGATTGGTGGACCGACTTTTACTGCGGTGTTCACCACATTTAGTGGAATAAACGACTCCTCAGATAGTAGCACATATGCAAACGGTACTGGTAACCGCCTGTATCATATTGTAGGTCCTCGGACCGCCGAAAATGTCACTCTTGGAGCACCTTACGATCCAACGATCTTTAAGACTCTTGAGAACTTTTGGTTAGACTATAACTGTAACCCTATCACAATTACAATCACACCTCGTGATTGCATTGGTCAGGGATCTGCACCTGCAGGTGGTCAGTATATCTGTTACGAGTGTCAGTTTGTTTCAATCACAACTGCGGACGTTGATCGTGAAAGCGGCGATGTTCAAACGATTGAGACTGAGTTCACAGTCAACTATTTTGAGAGAACCTAAGGGTTTACTTGGAATAAAACTTGCTATAATGCCTCTGTAAACAGGGGCATTTTTTTATGATTACCTACAAGGCTACAAACATAAAAACCGGACGTTACTACATCGGTTCAGCTAAAACCTACTGCAGATACATGAATCGAGTCGGAAACCATCACGTTCGGGTTAGTCAAAACCCTTTTCATGTGGACCTACAAGCTAACCCACTGGACTTCAGGTGGGAAATTTTAATGGAAGATAAGCTTGGTGTTCGTACCTGTGAATATGACCTCCTTCAAATTCATGTAGGAGACCCGTTGTGTTACAACAAATCTAAAACTAATGGGGCCATAAGGGGAGTGGCTCAAAGAGGATACGGTTGGGAGCATTCGGAAGAGACCCGTACCCAAATGAGCGCCTCTGCATCTCGCCCAGAAGCCCAGCCTATCCACAAAAAAGAAGCACAACGCAAATGTGGAAAAGCGTTACAAGCGACTAAATCACCGTGCCCTCAGTGTGGAATGATGCTCGCCCCTGGCAACATGGTTAAACACATTAAAGGTACAAGGTGTAAAGGCAACTGGGGTAAAACCAGTTAACGTGAGACTGTTCACATCTTATGAAGACAACTTTTAGTTCGGGCGTTATCGTCACAAGTTCCTGGTTAAACGGCGCACAACAAATATACTTTGATGGTCAAGACTTAGATTGGCACTACGCACCCCTAGGGTTGAACTCACTTATTCGAACGGGGCCAAATGGTTTAGACTCTGCGTATGTCACCCTTGCCACCGATCAACCCGATCTAAATCCAGCAGGGTTACTGATCAATGGAGCACCTATCAGTGGAGATAAAACAGTTACAGGAATGTGGAACTTTGGATACGACCCCCTGCAAGTCGGCAACCCTGTAAATGTCATTGCGAATTCCCCAAAGAGTTTCACAACTAATGACAAGTACAACTACGCATCAGGTTTCCCAACTCCGACTGTGGCACAAAAGTTTGGTTCACTTGTAAACGCAGATATAATAACCAAAGAAGTACTTGAGCAGTGGGTTGAAAGTTTGTTTGAGGCCCTTGTAATTGATAATGGTGTGTATGCTTCAGCTACTGATCCGTTTTGTAAAAACTACAGTGTAGGAATAGGTAATTCCGACATTGTTTGCCCTTTGTGATGAGTCTATAAGATGCCCCGTTACTCACCGCTACCTCCAATACTAATAGACCCCAGAAACGAAGCGCAGATAGTTCAAGCCGCCTCACAAAGGGTTTATCAGGCATCCAATCAAACCCTAAATGATTTCAGCGCAGGCAATCCTTTAGCCGCGTTGTTGGAAGGACTTTCTTTCTCACAAGGAGAGTTTCTTTTCTATGCCAACCAACTACCTCAATCAATTCTGATTGAATGGCTGGGACCATTCTTGGGTGCCATGAGGCGTCTGGGTACAGCTTCTGTTGCCAGACTGTTGTTGACAGTCCCTCCAACCAGTACTTTGACAGTTGTACCTGCTGGTACTGCATTCACAACCGACTCAAACTTAACTGCTGGAGAGACTTTTACTTTCGTAACTGATCAAGATGTTGTTATACCTGCTGGTGAATCCAGTGTTTTTGCAACAGTTGCCTCACAATTTGTTGGCAGTATTTACAACTCCCCAGCCAATTCAATCACTGGTGCTTCTGCAATAGGTCTGAGTGGTTTATCTGCCACAAACCCACAACCTTCAGTTGGAGGGAGTGATGTTGAAACCTATCAGGAAGTACAAGAACGATTCTTCACTATAATCCGTAGACCCAACCCTGTCAGTGAACAGGACTGGCAGGACTTCTTCACAGACTTCTATGGCATTGGTACTCTTACTTCAGTACAACCCAACAGACCTTCACAAGGTACTTACAACTACCTTACAGACTACCTGTTACCAAATGGTCAGGTATCTTTCTTTGTGCTGGGACCAGATGGAGTTGAACTAAACGAAACTCAATTACAACGGGGACAAAATGTTGTCAACTATTCAGTACCAATTGAAAACCAAGGTCACCTTTACCCACTAACACTGAGTCAAGTTCAGTATAATATATCCCTAGAGATAGATGCCAATGGACAGTGGGGTGATAACTTCAGAAACACCACTTTGAACTTTAGGGACAGGCTCTTCCAAGTTCTTCAACCAGGTAATGTTTTTCCTGCAACAATCAATCCAACAGTAAGCGATGTTGATGCAGCTTTCTACAGTACTTTTGATGTGGATACCAGATACTCAGACCCAAACATTGAATTCAGTGGAGCTTATAATACTCCACCGTTGTTAGAACCAGCCGCAGCAACTTACACCCAGGTATACACCTTTGAACCTAGAGGAGACTTGCTGAACCTGAATGATTTAGTATTAACTACTCTCCCTATCTCTACCTTCTACCCTGTACTCACTTCCTTTACCCCCTACTCCATCGACAAGGGTGATCAGACCATATACAATAACTTACAACTACAACAGATTCAGTACTTGGTGTCAGGTGAATTTGTACAGGGACAAGTTTGTTACTGGGACCCTTCAGTTGGTGGAGATGGGGGGTTGCACATCATACTAGAGAATCAAACTATTGGAACACAACTGGACATACCAATATTAATTGCAGCTGGTAAGATTTCTGGGGTAACTCTTTACAGCCCTTGGACAGTTGGTAACACCTATCAGGAGACAACACCTGGTGGTGTCTATGCACCAGAACTTATCGAGTATGATTACACAACTGGTGAGTTCATACCAGACCTCGCCTCAATCATTCCTCTCAATAAAAGACCAGGTACTTTCGTATGGGTGGTTGCCAGCAACTTTGTGTTACAACCTGCAACTAACGATCCAACAGGAGCTCAGTTAGCTTTTAAGTTGGGTGCACCAATTTCCCCAAATCAACTCAATGTTGGAACTTCATACTCAGCTGGCACTTGGGTGTTCACTCCACAAGTTGGTTCTGGACCTGACCCTGTTGCAGACCCTTTTTACAACTATGTTGATATAAGAGTTGGTGCCGTTAACAAGTATGCCTATGTGGTTTCTAGTTTCACTTATGAACCTTCGGGTTTGACGATAAGTGTTTACTTTGATCAGTTGGTTGAGCAAGGTATTATCAACGAGGTGGTAGTACAAGATGCAACTGGTGGACTTCCAATATTCAAGTATCGTCCAAGGTTCCCTGCCGGAACTTACCTGGAGTACAAGGAGGATGTTGGGTCTGCCTCTCAGTATTTCATAGCTGCTTCATACTTCACACCCAATAACACAAATGCTCAAACACTTGTGTCCCAAGGGTTGATCTTCCCTCTTTACATAAACACACCCCAATACTCTGAGTTAGTTGTGGGCATCGGAAGTGGTACTGTCAACCCCCCAACTCGAATGTTTAGGTTCTTCAGGGGTGATAGAACTTTCTTCCGACAGGGTTCTCAAGTCATCTCATATACTGCAACAACTAATGTACATCCACTGTTTGAGTTTTACATATACAAAGAGAATGGAATCTTCGTAGAAACTGAGAAGTTTCTACCAGATACATTTGAGGCCGAACAGTATATTCCCTACTTCAACCCCGAGTATGTGACCTACTCCGAAGATACTGTTTTATCAGAAGACGGTAGGAATTTGTACAGGACAATGAAAGCGTTCACACCTAACGCAACAGTAACAAACTGGACAAACACTACTGTGGCAAACACCGCCAGGATTGAAGAGTTCGAGGGTAACCTTTTACGATATGTTGACTTTTATAATTGTAACCAGGATATTAAGTCCCAGTTAGGTCGTGACATCTCAGCAATCAAATTAGGCGTGGCACAAATAACTCTCATACCAAAAAACAAAGGTAGGTTTACAAACAGTCAAGAGAACCTTGTGTATGTTTGGGAGAATACACCTTCCATAACTGAGACACCTGAGTTGTCTTGGTACTCTGGAACTTCTTATCAGTATAACCCCCCCAACTATGGACCAAATGGTACTTTAGGTTTATGACACAACAACTTGTTCCGATTGATGGGGGTGTTCAAAAGGTTGAAACAGCTATTACTGATTTTGGACGTCTATTAGTTTTATCTCAACAATATATAACAACAAAACACCTTGAAAATAGACCTACAGAGTGGGTTCCAGGGGGTAGACCAATTTATCGTAGGCTCCCCGCTACAAGTGAAACTTATCAAATTGATTTCTTCAATATTGTACCTGCGCCAAATACAGCGGTTTCAGTTGAAGTTGATAGAATAGGTTATGTATATGTTCCGTGGGGACAAGGATTGAACAGTGCGAACTCCATATATGTATCTTCTTCTCAGTCCAAGAAAGACCTTCTGATAAGAGGAGGTATTATTGTTTGGGAGTATGGCAGTGTTACAGTCTTGCCCACCATTATAAACCTACCATTAATTGAAGCTGAGAGAAGTCAGTATGAACTTGCCTACCAACTCATATATGATGACTCCCCAATAGCCAAGTTGTACAAAGTTGAAGATTTCTCCCTTGGGGGTCTCCCTTTGAGTATAACAGCCAGCACGGACAACACCATTGGATGGCGTTACCCATCTGTCAATGCTTTTTTGAGCACAACGACAAAGTTTTGGGTTAACAAAGATACATACTTTCCTCCCTTCGCTCAACCTACACAAAGTTTCTTACAGTGGGAAAGTGATTTGTCTCAGGCTTACAGTTCTTTCACTATGAGGTGTCCTACAAACACTGTATACACCGGAACTGCAACTCTAAGTTACTACGATGGTACTAACTATTCTTTTGTTGAAACTGTAAACATACAGAAAGACTCAATCTCACAGTACTTCAAGTTTGAAACAAACCCAGTGTTTCAGACAGGTTGGAAGGTTGAGTTTTCCTCTTTGGATGTTTCAGTTCAGTCTATTGTTGTCACAGGGGTTCTGACTCTTCTCGAACAACAAGCTGCCCTGTCAACAAGATCCGTTCTTGTCATGTATCCTACAGGAACTCTACCTCGTTTTGTGACAAATGCTCAAGGAAATAAAGTACCGGCAGTATACTGCCCTCTAGCAATCGTTGATGTGGGAGTTGATTCAGAGATAGAACTTATTGATGATCAACGATACGTAATCCACAGGGACTACATGCCAATTGCAGACTGGTTGACTCTACCTTTTGACGAAGACCTTATAAATTTGTATGAACAGGTGGAAAACTATCCCACACTATGGTTGGCACCCCCAACCAGCTTGAAACAGGAATACTTGACTCTTGAAGAGTACCAAATCACAGTGGAGGTGTAAAATGACTGACTACAAGCCTGTATTCAACCCGTCCGAATTTGAACTTAGAGGTTACACAAACCCTTACTTGACCTCGGAACAAAAAGTAAAAGTTACTGAAGTTGAAGGTAGGGTAGAGGAAAACCTTGACTTTGTTGCTCAAAGTCTGGGTTGGAGTGGACCCAACTATTGGTCCAGTCTTGCTACCACTGTCTCGGAAAAACGACAACTTTTGAGTGGCACCTATGGAGTGTATAACAGTTTTGTCATACCTGAGATATACGAAATAAGAAATGGGGACAACACGATTGTCGTGGATAGGTTGCAGTTCATACAACCTGGTCGACAGACGTATGTAGAAAGAATCATATTGGGGGATGATGTTTATAGACTTCAAGCTGTTTCCGTAGAAGGAGACAAGTATGTGTTGTCGGTAGGGGTGTTACCTCAAAGTTTCTTTGATCAAATTGCTAACAATGTTCAACTTAAAGTTGACATCCCAACTTATAGGTCAGCTCCATTCAGAAGGAATACTGTTGGTGTCAGTGCAGATGCGTCCTTCACTTGCGCAGCTGTTGGTTCATCCCTGACACTGTACTCTGAGTGGGACACACAACTCAAGTTTCCTTATAAGTTTCCAATCTTGTTTGCGGGATCTGTTTATTACTTTGACCAACCGGTATACATTGGTTTTCCTCAGGCTCAGTCTGTAGGTACTGATGTTATTTCTGAGTATGACTCAGACTTAGAAAAGTGGGTGCTAACACTTCCGATAAACACTCTAAGTACTGAGAATGGTATTGAGGGATTTGTTGTATGGCCTTACTCAGGAGCACTTGGTAATGTATCTGCAAACTTGGAAGTTAAGATACAAATTTGGTCAGACCCTTCAGACTGGGGTTCACCCAATGTTCTTGAAAACTACAAGGGAGCCTGGAATAACAAAGGCGGGGAGTTACCTTTTAACCTTGTATTCGATTCTCTAAATATTCATGGTTTTGATGAAAGTCAGTCAGTATTTTTAGCCCCGGTGGAACGCAGTTGTAACTTCAATGATATTGTTAATTTCATATACTACCAGAAAACAGTAACCTCACCATTGGCTCCTGCTGGATCCAGTCCTGGAGATCTATGGTGGAACGATACCACAGGGGTGCTGGCTGTTTGGTTACCAGGTGTGTCGGAATGTGGTGAGTGGGTTGAAATTGATTACCGCCAATCTCCACGTCAACTGCCTCCTCCACAGATAACTTATCCGGATGTTGTTACTTTTCAATCGAACTCTAGTTCCCTACCAGTGGGGTCCATTGTAAGAATAGATAATATTACAGGGCTATCTCCAGTTGATAATGTTATTGGGGTTCAGGGGACTTTGAACGCTCCTGGTTTCTTGATTCTACTCCGTGAAACAGATAGTCCCTACTGGACTCCTGACGAATTTGGTTATCTAAGTGAAAGTGACTTTGACATTGACTCTTTGTTACTGCCTTTCAAGGTACCTGTAACTCTGTACAATGCTACAGGTCTTAGTGCAGTTGGGGGGAACTATCAAGTATCTAATTTAAAAATAACCATCAGTGGGGACTACGAAGTATTACTCATCAAATACTACACAAATGAGACCTGGGAGGTGTACCCCGATTCAATCCTTAAGTACATTGCGTACTCCAATCTATTTGGTGGCCCGTTAGAAGGTCAAATGTGGTGGGACTTCATTAACAGTGACCCCAACACTAGATCAGCAGCCATATACTATGACTCAGCCTGGATTAGTGTAAACAACCACACACAGAGTGGACCTCCCTCCCCAGTGTTAGACATGGGTGTGATACTATTTTATTGTAATGGGGAACTGCTGAGTGGCGCCTTACCATACATGACAGATGACTTTATTTTCTCAGTTGTTGCCGACCCTTTGACAGGTAAGTTCAACTTCAACTATACCCCTAGGACTTTTATAGGGAGAGCACAGTTTCCAGTCATAACCATATCAGATTCCTTGACAACTACCTATCAAGCAGACATCACAGACTTGGTTTTCAGTGGTGTGACTCGTTACATGAGTCCCAATGTGTATAACTCCGAGTCCCCTCTCCGTATTTGGAAGTCTCAGGATTTACAGTGTGCTGAGACTGTATCGCATCTGGTTGAAAACAACTATGTGAACCCACTACTTGCAGATTTGAATAATGGACCTGGATCAGAAAACTGGGAGAAGTATTTCATCAGGTTACCGTTGGAGTATGAGCGCAATGGGGGTACTTGGCAAAAAGTTGCCTTGGTATGTCAGAACTTTGGGTACTTTGGTTCGAGCATTGAACCAGAGAAAATGCGTTGTCCACCTGAAGATGATGTTCCAGCTATATATGAGGAGTTATTCCTGTATGATCAACCAGTACCAGACTACACCTATGTGTACTCAGAGCCCTATTTGTATTCCAACATTGGTTACTTCAACACATTTGAGTCTGGAGAGTACTCCAACTCAGGTATTTTTCCTGCCACAGACATACCATTTGATGAGTTCACAGAAGCAGAGTTAACTCCATACGACCCTCTCCATTATCGTCAGGCGGATGTCACTCCACCTATTTTAGGCGTTTATGGGAACTGGTTGGGTGAGTATGTTAATATAAATCCTTGTGTACCTCTCACAGGATTCCTAACAACAGACTTAGAAGAGGGAGCAGTGACACCTGTTATTGCACCTGTCTGGGATGCTTCTATTTATAAGTTTGCCCCCACTTGTGAAAATAACCCTGAATCTTATGCGGTTGATGCAAACCACTACAAAGTAGGATATTGCTATTTTATTGCCGACGCTTCTGCCTCAGAAGATACTTTCTTTGATATATCTCAAGAAGCTGCTTGGAGATACCCTCTAACTCAACCTAAAACTCTTTACATGACTCCAAGGTGAAGGGGGGTAAAAGTAATAACCGAACCAACCTGAAATGGCAACTCGAAGACGTACTACAGCAGGATTCCAGACAGAATCAGAAACTTCAGAAGAAGCGCAGGCAGTTGAAACACCCAATGAAGCAGTGTGGCTTGAGGTCCTCGAGGTTGAGAAAGACATTGATACCCTCGAAGAGTTTTTGAAGCCACCATTTGTGGAGCAAGTTATTGTTCCCACAGAAGACATCCATCGATTTGTTTCAGAAGAGAGAGTTGAAACTAAAAAACC